TGAGTACGATAGAGCTTATAATGCTAAAATGCAAGAGATGCAGGCTCGTGAGGGTGGGGGCGGAGTGCCTAACGACGCTCAAGCCACAGAGCGTGCTGTTGCTGAGGGCGTGAATACTTCAGAGAGTCCTTTGTCGTTCAAGCTTAAGAGTAAAATGCCTGGTTTCGCTAGCGGTGGTCGTATTAACAACAAACACCACTTTAGTATTGAGCGTGAAAAGCTCGAGGAAGGCGTATTAGGCGAGGCTTACCCAGATAAGGTTGTTATAGACAAGGACATCAAAGAGGGGAGCGCGCTAGAGAAAAAGGTTGTTTCTCATGAAGCCCAACACGTAAAGGACATGGCTAATGGTGATGCAGCTTTTGGAGATGATTGGGTTGAATGGAAAGGCAAGACGTATGAGAGAAAAGACGGCAAGGTGAAATATAAAGGAGAGTGGCACAAGGACGGGTGGGATGGATTCCCTTGGGAGAAATCCGCTATCAAGGCAGAAAAGTGAACTTCTTAGAGAAAGTACTCTCGGGTGGCGTCGCTAAGTTAGCGGAAAGCATAGGTGGCACTTTAGATGAATTAATTACATCTAAAGAGGAGAAACTGGAGGCTAAGAGAAAAATAAAAGAACTTATAATAAAACATGAGGTTGAGTTAGAGAAAAGCATAACAGATAGGTGGGTGGCAGATATGCAATCGGATTCTTGGTTATCCAAGAATGTACGCCCAACTATGTTAGTGTTTTTAGTTGTATCCACTGTCACTTTGATATTTGTGGACGCTGGATATATAAGTTTTATAGTAGAACAAAAATGGACAGATCTATTGCAGATCGTATTAATAACAGTGATCGGCGCATACTTCGGCGGAAGATCACTTGAAAAAATAAAGAAGTAAAATTTAATCTAATTATGGGAAAATCTAAAAAGAAGGTCATAGACCTAAAACCAGAGAAAATTTCTGAGGAGCAGTTGCAAGAACTACAGCAAGTAGTGTCGGCTGTTAATAAACTGCAGTTCGACGTTGGCTCTATGGAAGCTCGAAAGCATAGCGCCTTGCACGCGTTATTTCAAGGCACTGATAAGCTGAACGATTTACGCTCCGCTCTTACAGAAGAGTACGGCACTAGTGACGTGGAGATCCAAACTGGTGTAATTAACTACGCAAGCGAGGATGGACCAGCTAATACGTAAGATCACTATAGGTAAGGACTATAAAAATGACGCCATGCATTACTCTGTTGGACAGAGTGTGTATGGTGGTCATACTATATGCGATATTGTAGAGTCTAAAGATAAATACTCTATATTTATAGAAAAAGGGGATATAGTTATACCATGGAAGGACTTTAACAAAAACATGGCAGTATCTGTGGAATATAATCTAGAATACTAGTGAGAGGTGTTTATGACATCATAGCTAAGCCTCTTGGATCTAGATATAACAACAGTAAGTCTATTGGGGATAAAAACCTGATACTTAATACAGAGGTGTTTAATCACCAGTATATAAATAGAGAGGCAGAGGTTACAGAGGTTCCGGTAGTTAACTCACTTAATTTATCTAAAGGTGACATTGTAGTGCTACACCATAATGTGTTTCGCCGATGGCACGACGTGAAAGGTCGAGAGAAAAACAGTAGGAGCTATCTTAAAGAGGACGAATACTTTGTTCAACCTAACCAGGTGTTTTTAACTAAGAGCCCTAGTGAAGATTGGAGCTGTGTTAGTGGCTATTGCTTTGTGCAGCCTATAAAAGATACAGATAGTTTAAGCGCTGAGGCCGAAAGACCACTCATGGGTGTTGTGAAGTATTCTGATGGGACTGTACCGGTTGGTAGTTTAGTCGGCTTCACCCCTGGTGATGAGTTTGAGTTTATAGTTGGTGGCCAAAGAATGTATAGAGTAATGTCTAAGTTTATTACAATTAAATATGAATATCAAGGAGACGAAGAAGAGTATAATCCAAGCTGGGCAGATAGCCGTTGAAGAGCTAATCAAAGTAGCTAAAGAAGCTATTGTTGATTCAGATGATGATATATCAGCCGATAGACTCAAGAACGCCGCTGCCACAAAAAAGCTCGCGATCTTCGATGCCTTTGAGATATTAACCAGAATTCAAGAGGAAGAGAACTTGCTTGAGGGCAGAGAGCCTGAAGAAAAGAAAGCTAGTGTCTTTAAGGGTTTTGCTGAAGGAAGATCTAAGTAATGTACGAACAGACATTATTAAAAATAATAGAGCCTATAAAGAAAACCACTCTTACCAGGTTGAACAGGGGTAAGAAGTGGAAGTATGGTTACGATAAAGATCACGATATAGTGGTTTTGTCTAAAACCGGTGTTATAGGTGAGATATACGAGATACAGGGTTTTAAGATTGCTCTACCTAAACCCACTAATGTTTTCAAGCACGAAAGCAACAAGTGGAAAAAAGTAGATCAACCTAAAGAACTTAGCCGCATAAAAACTATATTTGACTGGAGGAATTATCCAGACGAACAAAAAGAAAAGTGGCACGGGTATATTGACGAAGAGTTTAGGCGCAGGGAAGAGGGGCACTGGTTTATGAACAACGGAGAACCAACGTACATAACTGGTAGTCACTACATGTACTTGCAATGGAGTAAAATTGATGTTGGTGCACCGGACTTTAGAGAGGCCAATAGGTTATTCTTTATATTTTGGGAAGCCTGCAAAGCTGATAAGAGATGCTACGGAATGTGCTACCTTAAGAACCGTCGTTCAGGGTTTTCTTTTATGAGTTCAGCAGAAACAGTTAACTTAGCCACTATATCGAGTGATAGTAGATATGGGATACTTTCTAAGTCTGGTGCCGATGCAAAAAAGATGTTCACAGATAAGGTGGTTCCTATAAGTATTAACTACCCTTTCTTCTTTAAACCAATACAGGACGGTATGGATCGTCCTAAGTCTGAGTTAGCCTATAGAGTTCCATCTACAAAGTTTACTCGTAAAAAAATACAGAGTAACGAGAGACTCGAGGAGCTCGCCGGTCTTGACACAACAATAGATTGGAAAAACACTGGAGATAACAGTTATGACGGTGAAAAGCTAAGCTTGTTAGTACATGATGAGAGTGGTAAGTGGGAAAGGCCTGATAATATATTAAACAATTGGCGAGTAACAAAGACTTGCTTGAGACTTGGAAGTAGAATCGTAGGGAAATGCCTTATGGGGTCTACTTCAAACGCGTTAGATAAAGGAGGTAGTAATTTTAAAAAGTTATATAATGACTCAGATGTTTCTAGGCGAAACCGCAATGGACAAACAAAGTCTGGCTTGTATTCTCTCTTTATCCCTATGGAATGGAACTATGAAGGATTTATTGACGAGTACGGATTTCCAGTCTTTGATAATCCATGTGATGGAGAACGACTGGGACCAGACGGTGAATTAATAGATGTAGGTGTCGTAGATAGCTGGGAAAACGAAGTGGATGGTCTAAAAGGAGACCAAGACGCTTTAAACGAGTTTTACCGACAGTTCCCTAGAACTACGGAGCACGCATTTAGAGATGAGAGCAAGAGCAGTATATTTAACTTGATGAAGATATATGAGCAGATAGACTACAACGAAGGAAGTAGGCATGCAGCTCACACAACAACCGGAAGCTTCGGTTGGGTTAATGGAATTAAGGATTCACAGGTTGTTTTCAACCCAGATCCAGGGGGTAGATTTAAAGTAAGCTGGGTACCACCAGCGCACTTGCAGAATAAACAAATAATAAAGAATGGTATTAAGTTCCCAGGCAATGATCATATTGGCGCGTTTGGCTGTGACAGTTATGATATTAGCGGCACTGTCGATGGTAAAGGGTCGAAAGGGGCGCTCCATGGATTAACAAAGTTTTCTATGGAAGACGCGCCTTCGAGTACGTTTTTTTTAGAGTATATAGCAAGACCACAAACCGCTGAGATGTTTTTTGAAGATATGCTTATGGCTCTTGTGTTTTACGGCATGCCTATATTAGCAGAGAATAATAAACCGAGGTTACTATACTATCTACGACGAAGAGGCTACAGAGGATATAGCATGAACAGACCAGATAAAACTTGGAAGAAATTATCAGTTGCTGAAAAAGAAGTAGGTGGCATACCTAACTCAAGTGAAGATATTAAGCAAGCGCACGCTTCAGCTATAGAGATGTACATACAAGAACACGTCGGGCATCTAGGCGAAGGGAATTACGGAACAGTGTACTTTAACGAGCTGCTAAATGATTGGGCTAGGTTTAATATAAACAACCGAACTAAGCATGACGCCTCTATAAGTTCTGGTCTAGCTATCATGGCTTGCAATAGACATCTGTACGCACCAAATGCAAAAATAGAAAGACAACCTTTGAACTTAAGTGTCGCAAAATATAACAATAAGGGGTTTACATCCCAAATAATAAACTAGAAATATGGCTGAGTCAGTGTATATTAATTTCCCATCTCAAGCGGTCCCTGACCTAGAGAAAATGAGTGCTGAGTACGGGCTTAAGGTGGCTAAAGCTATTGAGCAAGAGTGGTTCAAAGATTCGCACAGCAATAGATACACTGCTACAAACCAAAAATTCCACAATCTAAGGCTGTACGCGCGGGGAGAGCAGTCTATACAAAAATATAAGGATGAGTTGTCTATAAACGGCGATTTGTCCTATCTTAATTTAGACTGGAAGCCTGTACCTATTATACCTAAGTTTGTTGACATAGTAGTGAACGGTATGTCTGAGAGGATGTTCAACGTTAAAGCATATTCCCAAGATCAGTTTGGTGTAAGCAAGAGGACGGAGTACATGGAGTCTGTGATGCGAGATATGGACGCTAAGGCTTACAACGACCAAGCAGCGGAGATGTTCAATGTGGATCTATACGAGAACAATAAAGAAGATCTACCTGACACTCAAGAAGAGCTAGATTTACATATGCAGCTTGATTATAAGCAAGCGGTGGAGATCGCAGAGGAGCAAGCTATAAATGTTTTACTAGAAGGTAATAGATACGATTTAACTAGAAGAAGGTTACTTTATGACCTAACAGTGCTTGGGATTGGTTGTGTTAAAACAAATTTCAATTGGAGCGATGGAGCCACTGTAGAGTATGTAGACCCTGCTAACATAGTATACTCTCACACAGACTCACCGTATTTTGAAGACATATACTACATTGGCGAGGTTAAGACTATTCCTATAAACGAGCTAGCAAGAGAGTTTGATAATCTCACCGAGTCTGACCTAGAGGAGATATACGCTAATAATAGTAAGCGTGGAAGAACGCATACCACAGATAAAAATAAGGTTCAGGTGTTATACTTTAATTTTAGAACACACACTAATGACGTTTATAAAATTAAGGAGACTGGAGCAGGTGGTTACAAAGCTATAGAGAAGACAGACGCGTTCAATCCTCCTACAGACAAAGAGGGTGGTTACTCGAGACTACAGAGATCAGTGGAGTGTATATTTGAAGGGGCTATGGTTTTAGGCACCAGTAAACTACTTAAGTGGCAAAAGGCTGAGAACATGATGCGGTCTAAGAGTAATTTTAACAAAGTTAAAATGAACTACTCTTTAGTTGCGCCGAGAATGTACGAAGGGCGTATTGAATCTATAGTTAGCAGAATAACAGGGTTTGCTGATATGATCCAATTAACACACTTAAAGCTACAGCAAGTTTTATCACGCATGGTGCCTGACGGAGTGTACCTTGATGCAGATGGACTTGCTGAAATAGATTTAGGCAATGGCACTAACTACAATCCACAGGAGGCTTTAAATATGTTCTTCCAAACAGGTAGTGTTATAGGTAGGAGCTTCACAGCCGATGGGGATCAGAACCCCGGTAAGATACCTATTCAACAAATATCAAACGGCGCGGGGCAAAATAAGATGGGTAGCTTAATCCAGACGTATAACTACTATCTTCAAATGATTCGTGATGTGACGGGGCTAAATGAAGCTAGAGACGGTAGCATGCCTGACCCTAAGTCTTTAGTTGGTGTACAAAAGCTTGCTGCTGCAAACTCTAACGTAGCCACGAGGCACGTACTGCTTGGATCCATGTTTTTAACTTCAGAGGTTGCTGAAGCTCTGTCTTTGCGTATATCTGATATACTAGAGTATTCGCCCACTGCAGATGCTTTTGTCCAGTCTATAGGCGCGCATAATGTAGCTACGCTAAAAGAGATGTCAGAGTTGCACCTGTACGATTTTGGTATATTCTTAGAGTTAGAGCCAGATGAAGAAGAGAAGCAAATACTAGAGAACAATATACAGACAGCCCTTGCTCAGCAGCTAATAGATTTAGATGACGCTATAGATATTAGAGAGGTTAAGAACTTGAAGTTAGCAAATCAATTGCTAAAGATAAAACGCAGAAAGAAACAAGAGCGTGACCAGCAAATCCAACAGCAAAACATTCAAGCGCAAGCACAAGCTAATGCGCAAGCTCAACAAGCCGCAGCTCAGTCTGAGATACAAAAAAATCAGGCAAAAGCTCAAACCGACACGCAACTAGAGCAAATAAAATCTCAAAGTAAATTAGCTTACCTTCAAGAGGAGGTTAGGTTGAAAAGAGAGTTAATGCAGTTTGAGTTTGATTTGAATCAAAGTTTACGCAATCAAGAGAGAGAATCCGCGGAGAGAGTTGAGGGCATGAAAGAAGCTGGTAAAGATAAACGAGAAAAAGTCAAAGCGAGTGCTAAAAAGTTCGAGTCTTCAGGTAATGATATACTAGGAGGCGGAATGGGTTTAGATAAGTTTAACCCGCAAATTGGAAATTAATTATATAATATTTTATTATGGAGGAAACAAACAAAGAAGAAGTGCCTCAAGAGGCGCCTAAAAATGAAAATGTCACAAAGGTAAAAGTTAAATCTTTAGCTATAGAGCCTGAGGTCTATAAAGTAGATTTAAGCAAACCTGTAGAGCCTAAACAAGAAGTAGAAGAGAGAAAAGAGGAAATAACAGTAGTCAATGAAGATAAAGCTGATATCGAAGAGGCAGTTGAAGAAGCTGCACAAGAAGAGAACGTTAATAACGAAATTCCCGCGATTGAAGAAGTGACCGACGAGGTTGTAACCGAAGAAGAGGTTATCGAAGCTTTAGATGCAAATGAAGAGACGGGTAAAGATATACCTGAGAACGTCCGCAAGTTAATGGACTTTATGGACGAAACAGGTGGGGATCTTCAGGACTACGTGAACCTGAACAGAAATGTTAAAGACCTAGACAATCAAGATGCTTTACTCGAGTACTATAAGAGAACTAAACCTCATCTAGACTCGGGAGAGATAAACTTCCTTATGGAAGACAACTTCTCATTTGACGAGGAAGTGGATGATGAGAGAGATATTAAAAGAAAAAAATTGGCCCTCAAAGAGCAAGTTGCCGAGGCCAAAGCCTATCTAGACGGGCAAAAGTCTAAATACTATGAAGATATCAAAGCTGGAAGCAAGCTCACAACTGAGCAGCAAAAAGCGGTTGAGTTCTTTAATAGACATACCAAGGAGTCAAAGGAAAACCAATCAGTGGCAGAGAAACAAAAAGCTAACTTCACCCAAAAGACTAACCAAGTCTTTAACGATAAATTCAAAGGTTTTGATTTTAAAGTGGGGGACAAAAAGTTTAGGTATAATGTTAAAGATGTAAGTAGCACCAAAGAAACCCAGAGCGACATAAACAACTTCATCGGAAAGTTTCTTGATGAATCTAACTCTATGTCTGACGCTCGTGGGTATCACAAGGGTCTTTTTACAGCTATGAACCCTGACACTGTAGCGCAGCATTTCTATGAGCAAGGCAAAGCCGACGCTCTAAAGGAAGGTGTTGCGAAAGCCAAAAACATAAACACTACAGCCAGAAAATCTCATGGGGAAACAACCATGGGTGGTTTAAAGTTTAAAGTTCTAGGCAATAATTCTAACGACTTCAAGGTGAGAATTAAAAATAAAAACAACAATTAAAAAATTAAGAAAAAATGGCAAGTACATTTGGATTTCACGACGGCAACGGGGGCACCCCAGCACCGGCACCAAAAATGCAGACATTATCGTCGGCATATATAGATTTTACAAGCGCAGACGCAAATTCCGCAAATTGGGCACAACAATACGTTCCGGACCTTATGGCAAAGGAAGCAGAGGTATTCGGGAACCGATCGGTTTCTGGGTTTTTAGAAATGGTTGGAGCTGAAGAGGCTATGACTGCGGACCAAGTCGTTTGGTCTGAGCAAGGTAGATTACATCTATCTGGAACAGGTGCAATGACATCGACTGACGGCTTGTTCGTTGTAACGAAAGACTCTGATGGAGGCACGACGGGCGATATAGGTATCCGTATAGGAGATATGATTTTAATCTCTGATGCAAATCAAACTCTTAGAGGGTACGTCACAGGTACCGAAACTGAAACAAGTACCATATCAACTACCGGGCAGTTTACAGCGAAATGTTATGACGCTGCGGACTTTACTGGTATTTCGGCTACAGATGGTGAGGTTTCCTTCCTAGTGTTTGGATCTGAGTATGAGAAGGGAAAAGAAGGTCGTGGTGGAGCTATCCAACCTAACTTCAAATCTTATAGCAACCAACCTATTATCATGAAAGATAAGTATGAGATCTCTGGATCTGACGCTTCTCAAATTGGTTGGGTTGAAGTTTCTGGTGAGGATGGGCAATCAGGTTACTTATGGTACCTAAAGTCTGCAGGTGATACTAAAACACGTTTTACAGATTACTGTGAGATGGCGTTAGTAGAGTCTGTTAAGGCAGCTGGATCTTCAGGTGTCGAAGGCCTGTCTGGCAACCTAAAAGGTACAGAAGGTTTATTCGCGGCAGTTGAGGATAGAGGCCACGTGCAATTTGGATTTCAAAACTCGATTGGTAGTGGTGATAACCTAGCTTTGTCAGATTTTGACGACATTCTAAAGGAGTTTGACAAGCAAGGTGCGATTGAAGAGTACATGATTTTCTGCAACAGAACATACGCTTTGGAAATAGACGATCTATTGGCTACTATGAACTCTGACACGTCGGGTACTTCTTACGGAGTATTTAACAACGAGGCTGATATGGCTCTTAACTTAGGTTTCACTGGGTTCCGTCGTGGATCTTACGATTTCTATAAGACAGATTGGAAGTATCTAAACGACTCCGCTACTCGTGGTAGCGTTAAGGATGTTTCGGCAGTTGTTGCATCTGCAAGCGCTGCTTTAGGCACCGTGGCTGGCATGTTCGTTCCAGCTGGAACCTCTACTGTATATGACCAACAGTTAGGCAAGAACCTTAAGCGTCCTTTCCTACACGTTCGTTACAGAGCTTCTCAGGCGGATGATCGCAGATTCAAGACATGGACCACTGGTTCTGTTGGAGCTGCGTCGTCTGATTTAGATGCTATGGAGATGCACTTCTTAACTGAGCGTTGCTTAGTTGTACAAGGAGCTAACAACTTCATGATGATACGTGGATAATAACTACATATGCTAAACGCCAGGGGGTTTCGGCCCCCTGGTTTTTGGTTTTTTTAAATTATATTATATTATGGCTAAAAAGCAAACAAAAAATACCGAGGTACAGGAACCTCAAATAGAGACGATGGTGGCAGAGAAAGCCCCAACAAAGAACTACGAAAAACTTGAGAGAAATAAAACCCCGAAATGGGAGATAAAAGATAGGCACTATTACCTTAAAGGAAGGAAGAGCCCTCTAACAGCTAGATTACCTGGAAAAGGTTTATATTGGTTCGATGAGGAAAAAGGTCAAGATAGAGAAATGCTCTTAACCCGTAACCAAAAGACATTATTTGTAGATGAAATGGTTGGACCTAAGCAGCTACAGCAGATTATTTTTAACTCTGGAGTCCTTACGGTTAACAAAAGGAATCAGAACCTACAGAAACTACTCTCGCTGTATCACCCTATGAAAAATAAGATGTATGCAGAAAGAGACGACGTAGCTACAGCCACCGTACAGGTGGATAATATAGAGATGGAGCTAGCCGCTATGAACGCTGCTGTAAATACAGATATAGACATGGCTGAGGCTATCATGCGCGCTGAGATCGGTTCTAAGGTATCTAGCATGAGTTCTAAGGAGCTTAGACGTGATCTATTGGTATTTGCAAAGAGAAACCCTAGATTGTTTATAGAGTTGTCTAATGACACCAATATACACCTAAGGAATGTAGGTATTAAAGCCACTGAGCTAGGGATTGTGAAATTATCCCCAGATCAAAGAACGTTCATGTGGGGAACTAATGACAGGAAGTTAATGACTGTGCCTTTTGACGAGCACCCATACTCGGCTCTTGCCTCTTGGTTTAAGACTGACGAAGGAATGGAAGTCTTTAACTCTATAGAGAAGAGATTACAATAATAATCATCCATAGGTAGAAAGGCCCCCAATACAGGGGGTCTTTCATACTATGAAACATAAAAAGAATTATGGCAATAAGTATAGACACTATATATCAGAGAGTATTAGCTCTTGCTAACAAAGAGCAACGCGGTTATATAACTCCACAAGAGTTTAACTTATTGGCAAACCAGGCTCAGATGACAATTTTTGAGTCATATTTTTACACAAAAAACCGTAGCGATAAATCAGAGGATTCAAGAGCAGATGACACTGAGACTAGCATATCAAAGCTGCTAGACATGAAGCTAAGGCCTTTCACGGCTATGACGGCTATGGTAGGAGGTGCTGGTGGTAAGTGGTCGTATCCAGACTCATACCAAGTGGGTAAGTTGTTTTTCAATGGATACCAGTGTCATAGATTATCTATAAACGATTTAAAGAGACAGACCACATCTAAAAGGCATGTTGGTATAGAACCGATATACTCAGATGTAGTTGAAGGAGATCGTGACATTATAGCGTATAATGGCGTTTCAACAATAAGCAGCGACTTACGATGCGAGGCTATATCTAAGCCGATCGATGTAGCTTGGGGGTATGTAGTTATAAACAACAAAGCCCTGTACAACGCTAACACTTCTGTAGATTTCCAGCTGCACGACTCAGAGGAGGATACTTTAGTGGATAGGATTTTAGCAATGGCTGGTATAGTAATAAACAAGGTGGGTTTAGCTCAAACCGCATCTCAGACCGTGGCAAACGAGCAGAATCTCCAAAACGTATAATAAATGGGAATTTTAACTAGCAACACTCCAGGCGCATACTACGACGATGATAGCGAGTACGGGGGGTATAGGTTTATAGAACTGTCAGAGATAATAAAGTCATTCACAGCCGTATATGTAGGAGAGGGTAAAATATGCGAGAATGTTAGCTCGGGTGACGTGGTGTTCCATGCTATCAGGGGTTTACAGGAACTTAGTTACGACACTTTAAACTCTACTAAAGAATGGGAGGTTGAGGTACCTTCTAGCTTAACTTTGGTTATGCCGCTAGATTACGTTAATTATGTTAAGCTGTCCTGGAGCGATAGCAACGGGATAGAGAGACTTATATACCCAACGTCAAAAACATCAAACCCCAGCAATATAGTAGAGCCAGTTGAGGAGTGGGGAGGTTTTGAAACAACTAGTCCAGGAACAGATATAACTTCTACTGAAGACTCAGACACTAAGACAGCATACAAGGGAGCTACGCCTATTACTGCAGAAGCAGACACAGGCGAACCTATCGGAGCGGATGGTGGTAGATATGGTATAGACCCACAACACTCTCAAGCTAATGGTAGTTTTTACATAGATCACAAGGCAGGTAAGTTTCACTTTGGATCTGCTTTAGCTGGTAAAACTCTAATACTTAAGTACATTAGCGACGGTCTAGTGACAACTAACAACGCTTTAGATTTCACAAAATCTATAGTACCTAAATTTGCGGAGGAGGCCATATACAAGCATATACTATATGGAGTACTATTATCTCGTAAAGATTCACCTGCAGGATTGGTGGCACAGATAAAAAAAGAAAGGTTTGCTGAGACTAGAAAAGCTAAACTTAGGTTGTCTAATATAAAATCCGAGGAGATAGCGCAAATACTACGAGGCGGCTCTAAAATAATAAAACACTAAGCATGCCAGAGATGAAACGCAGCTTCGTTAAAGCGAAGATGAACAAAGATGTTGATGAGCGCACGCTTCCACCTGGTGAGTATAGGGATGCTTTGAACGTACAAGTGGCCACCTCAGATACTGGGGATTCTGGAGCTCTACAGAATATCATGGGTAACGCTAAGGTCACAAATGTCGTGCAAGGCGGATCATATGTATCCGCTTCAGGAGATACGTGTGTAGGGATGGTTAAAAACACTTCTACAGATAAAATATATTACTTTATATCCTCTCTGAATCTTGAAGGTTCAGTTTCTAAAGATTACATATTAGAGTATGACACTATTAATGGTGAGTTAAGATACGTATTTGTAGATATATGGAGGGTTGCAATAACTCCTGGCGTAATTAACGATGTGGCAGCGATCTCTGTTACTGGCAATAAAGCTATACGCAAGGGAATGAAGCTTGGGTCTGATACCAGCATAACCGTAACTCACGCAAGTCCCACGAGTATAACCTTATCTAGCGGTATAACGACTACTACCGACCAAGAAATATTTTTTGTATCAGAGCGTGTTTTAGAGTTTCCTACCACCGGACTTGTAACAGGTATAAATATACTTGATGATACTCTTTTCTGGACGGATAACGCTACAGAGCCTAAGAGAGTCAATGTAACTAAATCTTTCAAAGGCACAGGCGGTCAGACGAGTTACCCTGACTTCCGACCTGGGTCTTCAATTTACCGACAAGTGTTTAACGGTGACACCCCTGATTTTCACACGCGGTTTGTTAAAGATAACTCAGACGTGCCGGGTGGTTTAGAGGTGCTTATTGATGAAGGTAATGGTAGCGAATCTAACTTCCAAGTGGAGTATGTTAAACGCAGCGACATAACAGTCATACGAAAAGCGCCCACGCAAGCTTTGAATGTTGAGATGTCCACAACTATTATACCAAGGCAAGGGGATACGGAGGGTATTATTAGCGGCGCAGTTATATGGAATGGATCGCACCCTGTAGGTGAGACTATAACAGGTTTAGAGTTCAATAACCCAATGAGCTTTCTTGAGGACGATATAGTATTGTTTTCAGTTATAGGTGGTGGAGCAGGCTCTAATGGTAAGTACGATGTGATGGCTAGGGTGATATCTAGTAATGTTGAAAACCCTGACAGTGATCCACAGAGCACAGGTTTTAAGTTTCTAGTTTTATCTATATCTGCTGAGCTAGATTCCTCGTTTAACGATTGGAGAGTAGACCTTGACGAAGGCCAAGCGGTTCTTGAGGATAAGTTTGTTAGGTTTTCATATAGATACAAGTATCAGGATGGGGAATACTCTACGTTTGCCCCGTGGTCGGAGATTGCTTTTCTACCTGGTGAGTACAATTATTTTGCTCAAGAAGGCTACAACAAAGGCATGAGTAACAGCTTACATAATATTAAGCTTAAAAATTATGTACCAGCAGATATACCACTAGGTGTTGCAGAAATAGACCTCCTATATAAAGAGACTAACAATCCCACGGTGTATACTGTTAAGACAGTTGAACCAACAGATACTACGTACGTTCTAGAGACAGACTTGGTTCACGCGGTTGTTCCGTCAAACCAGCTAATACGCCCTTGGGATAACGTGCCTAGACAAGCTTTGGCTCAGGAGGTAAGTGCTAATAGGATTATATATGGAAACTACTTACAAAACTATACTGTAGAAAAAGACCCTGAGATACGCTCTCGGATAAACTCTGTTCCAGTTGATTTGCTTGAAAACGGAGTGTCATCAATAAAATCTCTAAGAGAGTATCAGATTGGAGTTGTATTCAGTGATGAGTATGGTAGAGAAACGCCCGTTTTAACAAACGAAAAAGCGGCTGTAAAAGTGCCTATGCTTAGTAGCTCTAGATCAAATAGCCTGAGTGTTAACATAGACAGTAGTACGCCTGTTCCAACCTGGGCTACCCACTACTCTTTTTACATAAAAGAACCTACTACGGAGTATTACACTTTAGCTATGGACCGATGGTACCTAGCTGCAGATGGTAATATATGGTTGTCTTTCCCTTCTTCTGAGAGAAATAAAATAGATGACGAAACGTTTTTATATCTAAAAAAAGCCCACGGCACTGACATAGCCGTAACAAGTGGCCAAAAGTATAAGATACTATCTATAAAAAACGAAGCGCCAGACTATATAAAGACAAAATACGTATACCTACAGGCAGTTACAAACACACCTGGATCTAACGCTAATGTTGGAAGCTCTAGCGGTGGATACCCTCTTGTTGGGCAAAAGAAGATATCTGTTGACACATCTTTGCTAACGCATCTTAACCCGTCTAAGTCTATTAGGGTGAGATTCAAAAACACTGCGGACTTAGAGTCTGATAGTGGCGAGTCTCAATTTTACACTGTCGATAAAGTGTCACCAGAAGGAGAGAAGACAATATTCCATATACATGGCGAATTAACCACTGACGTAGCGTGGTCAACGAGTGAGGGGGATAACTTTGGTACTTGGGAAGGTAGAATCGATACTTTACAAATGGAGATTCACGAAGGAGAACCAAAAAACCTCCCTGAGTTTGACGGAAGATTTTTTGTGAAAGTGCTGCAGAGTTTAGAGGTGACAGACTTGATAACCTCTTTCAGTAACGACAATACCTCCTTTAAAGTGAGTGACCAATGGGAGGTGTCGTATGCCAACAACAGCGCATACAAGATCCCAGAGGCAAATGAAGCCTTATCTGAGAACAACCTTGCGGTGCTAAAAACAGCGGCTCATTTTGAATCAAACGCATATGATGGGGTTCACCCAACTGAGCATAGCAGCCACTTCCATGCACAAAGTGGACAATCAGCTTATGGATGGGATGCCACCGCAACGGGTCTTAGTATAACTGGAGATCCTATAGAAAAACTAAACGGTGGTGGGGGAGCGGTATTCTGGGAATCAATGAGAGGCAAGTTCTTTATAGATAGGTGCTCGGCTTACTCCTGGAGCGGCTATAGCGGGGACCTACCTGGTAGCATTGAAGACGATGTAGAGTACTGGGCTAGTGACGATAGCGTTTCAGCGGAAGCTTTTATGCTTGAGAAATTTCCAGGTACGAACAACAACATCCATAGTTGGATCATTGCCAATTTAATGACAAACTCAGGTTATCTTACGTTGCCGAATGGGGATGACCAATACGACAATAATCCCACCACTAACACGAACGGTTACGGCATAGGTGGTTTTGGTATACCTAGTAAAGGTATGTGGAATGACGGGTATTGGGGATATATGGACATAAGCTACAATGGGTATAATAATACAAACTACTTAAATTGGTCCATGGTGGGTCCAGGCATGGGCCCGGTTAGTGAAGTCATGAACGTTTGGTTTTCACCACAGGCAAACCCTTTCATAAAAGTACGCACTATAGACACGGATCCTGGGCGAGAGAGTGAAGCCAACTTCATGGAGAAGCTTAGAATCAATGGTACTAAATTTAGGTTTTCAAAAGACCCGGACCGCACTGTTTACACCGTAAACCCTTGGCTACCGTTATTCGACTCAACGAATCTTGGAGGTTATGAGGGGCTTTACAATGAGGCGTATGTTATGACGAAGCAACCAGAGAACGAGGATGGTCGTGTTTACAGCGGAGGAGCTTTTAACGCATTTACTATAGGTGACACGACGGTCAACGGCAACGTCATCGATGACTTTTACTTACAAGGGCACTACGGGATAAGGAATCACTACACATCTAATGACGAGGGTCAATGGGATACGTTCACAAACGCAAGACAGAAGTGGACTATAAAAGTAAGTCCAGAATTTGGGTCTGGACCTCACGGTTACACTCCTATCACCGGAACGCAGGCACCATATGGAGCTCCAGGGCTACAACCTGTTAGAGCTCTACATCACGATGGGACAGACAGTGATATTATACAGATACTAACACCTATTCTTACAGACGAAAGTGGTAGCGATATAAGCGGAGGGTTTGTTCGCAACCCAGCAGTTTGGGAAACAAAGCCTAAAGAAGCTGCAGATGTAGATATATACTACCAAGCTAGTGATATTATTCCTTTACGTGTAAGTGACACTACTAGTCAAGAGTTTGCTCCTAACGGAACTACTTTTGTAATAGGTAGCAATACATTTACTATAAACAGCTGGGATAAACAAACAGCTACTTTAGGGTCAAATTTATCAACCTCACCCACCGGTTTAGATGTGGTTTTCACGACACCTAACGGTAGGAAAACAACAGTTAGTATAACTGGCACAAGTGGTCAATCAACTATAAGTGTACCAGAAAATGTTAGCTTCTCTAAGCATGAGCTGACATGGGGGAATTGTTGGAGTTTTGGTAACGGTGTAGAGTCAGATAGGATACGCGACGACTTCAACGCACAGCAGGTCGACAATGGGGTTAAAGCATCAACAGTTATAGCTGGGCAGCTTAAAGAAGAAAGAAGAGGTAGTGGGGTTATTTGGTCTGGTATATATAACTCAACTTCAGGTGTTAATGACACGAATCAGTTCATAGCTGGGGAGAGCATAACTAAAGACCTAAACCCTTCGTATGGAAGCATACAAAGGCTTTTAACTAGAGATAATACTTTGGTGATGTTTTGTGAAGACAAAGTCCTAAGAGCCGTTACAAATAAAGATGCTTTATATAGCGCAACAGGTCAGCAACAGATAATCGCTAGCAACGCTGTTGTAGGGGACGACACCCCATATGTAGGTGATTGGGGTATATCAAAAAACCCTGAGTCTTTAGCGGTCTCTGCTCACGGGGCGTATTTCACAGATATAAACAGAGGCTTTGTGTTGGCATTATTGGGGAATGGTATATCCGCAATATCAGCTATAGGCATGGATAATCACTTCTCTAATCTAAAAGATCTAAGCGCCAATAGCTATATAGTAGGTACCTTCGATGATAGAAAAAAGGAGTACAACCTCACAACTATTAAAAACTCTTCTGAGACCGTTTCTTTTAGCGAAAAAGGTAGGGGTTGGGTAAGTTTTAAAAGCTTTATCCCACAGGCGGGTATTAGTTTGAATAACGAATATTACACTTTCAAAGACGGAGACTTATGGAAACATCACGTTGATAAAAACGAAGATGGAACTGTTGTTAATAGAAATAGCTTTTATGGTTATCCCTATGAGTCTAGCGTAACAACTGTATTCGCTGACACAGGTGGGGGAGTCAAAAGCTTTAACACTATAAAATATGAAGGCTCTAAAGGGCGCATAACAGCTTTTGTTGATTCAAACGCAAGTATATTAACTGGAGACTATAGCGTAAACCTAGGGTTAGACACAAATGAAACCACGTACGATGGTGAGTACTTTAATTTAAGTGCTCAAAATGGATGGTACATGGAGAGCATGAAAACAGATCTACAAGAGTCAGGGGAATCAGAATTTAAAGACAAAGAAGGCAAATGGTTTAGTACACTTACAGGCAAGACATCTTCTACGGTAGACACATCTGAATTCCTAACGCAAGGACTCGGTTTGGCTAGCGCGACGCATAGTGGTACAGCGCCTGAAACCGTTACGGTATCCGTGAAGAATAGCTCGGGAGCACCATGGGATTAATGAACAAAACAAATAGACATGCCTAATTGGACTACAACACCAGGTGTAACAGTTGTTAATGGAGGCGAATCAGCAACTATTACTTCAGACATAGTTATATCTCCAGCTGCGGGGTACAGTATAGTGCCTGAGAACTTCATTATAGGAGGAGCCACGGAAGAAAGCGTCAACACGTGGAGTGGGGGTAACGTGGGTAATATTGTAAAAAAAGTTGAATTTATTCAAAGCAATGATGACGTCTTGGCTAGGGTGCACTGCGAAGAGGCTCACTTTTCTGCAGACTCTGATATCTTTGTGGATATAGACGAGAGTCAGATCGACCCAGTGGTAAACTCAGTATACGGTGCTTGTATTGACGTAGAGTATCCTTTCCCGGTAAACGCTACCGCGACTGTAGTAGGTTCAACGGGCACCACTGTAACACAGAACCAAGTAGGTGACGCCACGACCCCAGCCAACTGGACCGTTACTAGGTATGAGAACGAAATGTTAAGCACGCTTTTGTTTACTGCTACTATAACGCCTGCTAGTGGCTATCACCTGTCTGGGGCGCCTTCTGTGGAGCTTGCAAACAACGCTAGTTTACCAAACAACTTTAACGTAAGCCAAGCGATCAACGGTAGCAGCGGAGTGGTTACAGTAACTTATACGGAGACAGCGTCCTCACAGTCATTAACACCTTGCGAGTTTGGGAATAAAGTATACATAAACTACACAGTATTGGCAGATAGCGTTACATCTACAGGTACGGTGCATGGGGTTAACGTGAATAGCGGGTTAGGTCGTGGTGGTGGTGGAGTTGAAATAAAAGTAAACGGTGACAGTTCTGCACAGTACAATATAGCTGTAAAAAACACCACTAGCAATGAATACTACAATTGGGATGGAACTTGGGTCTCAGGTTCTACAAGTAAAACGGATACTATAAGTAACGGAGGGATAAACACTCATGTAGTAGTTATACCTAGTGCAACTAGCAACGTTGATCACGATATAACGTTATCTAGCGTAAGTGGTTCTACTTTAGGGTCAAGCGTACCTGTCAATGCTGGGGATTTGCAAATAAAACAATATGGTGCCACAACCATGGCGGTGTCTCTTTTAACAAACGATACCACACAATATGGTGCGCTACCAAGCGCTATAAGTGTCACTAGACCGACTAGGTATACTGGAGATAGGTACTATAGCCCTAAAACTACATTTGGGGTTGTTAAAGGTAAAACAAGCGGCTCTTCAACTAGGGTTATATTATCAAGCTTAGATAAAAAAGTTGAGTCTGGGATGCTTGTACTAGGAGACAACATACCTCATAACACTACGGTGAAAAGCGTTGAGCGCAGCACTATGGTGTTAAGCGCGGCGGTAAATATATCTACAACTCAGGTGCTAAAGTGCTATAGTAACACAGCGGATATCATACCAATATCTTTCCAAGTGCAGCCAAACGGCAACACCTTGAGCGTTAACAGCGCTATTAAACCTAGCAGTATATTGTGGGGAGCTGACAATGTAAAGACAAAGGTATCAGGCAATCATATCGCTAGTAGTACTATTCTTCTTGCCGACAACTCTGGTATCGTAGATTCCATGTCTGTTACTGGGGCTGGTATATCAGCAAACACAACCGTAAGTAGTGTGGACTATAGCGGGCTTGTGACTCTTAGCCAAGCCCACACGGGACCTACTGACGGTAGTGATATTTACTTCAAATCCCTCAACCCTCAAGTCGAAGTAGCTTATCTTAATGTAGAGGAGGCTGCGGGTAATATCACTATAAAAGGGTATTTACTAGCACCCATGCTTCACGGCGTAAAAGTACAGCTTTACTTAGATGATATAATAAACGTAACATAACATGGCATCAATAACACTAACGTTCTCAGCCCCATTAAATGTATCTTGCCAAGTAGGTGACATTGCATATGCTGTAGATACTAGTTCCAGCGGCAGCTTCACGACCAATGGCAGCAACAGCATGCTAGAGATAGGGGAGATAAGAGAGATAAGTAACGCATCGTCAACCTCTCCAACCGTAATATGTGCAACAAGCCTCGACACCGCCACTAACGTAAACAATAAGTTTATATTATTTAGTAAAGGAGCAGCGGTGAATTTAAGTTCTATATTAGGTTATTATGCAGAAACTAAATTTGTTTGTGACGATCTAGAGAAGGCAGAATTATTCAGTATAGGTACCGACGTTTTTGAAAGTAGTAAATAGGCGCTAAAAAGTGTAACTATATTAGTATAATTGAATTAAATATTATGGCTAATAACGTACTACAAGAAAAGTCCAGCGCCGAGGTAGCGTTAGACTTCAGGTCTTCAGTCACTAAATTAGAGCAGAACTTAAGAAACATAGCCAACGGAGATACTATAGTAGCTGGCACAGATAGTAAACCTATAGTAACGGATAGCAAACTGGTTCCTATTAAGCACTTCTTTATGGACGGCGTATACGTAAGGGAGATGACCATGTACAAAGACACCGTTGTTGTCGGTGCTATACACAAACATTTACACATGTGCTTCTTGCTTACAGGTAAGATAACAGTTATGAATGAAGAAGAGACTATAGACCACGTGGCTCCGTGCTTTATTGTGTCCACGCCAGGGATTAAAAGGGTGTTATACGCACATGAAGATTCAGTATGGTATAATACACATAAAAACCCTGAGAACACTAAGGATGTAGATAAACTAGAGCAAGACATCGTGGCGATAAGTTATAAAGAATATGAAGAGTATATTAAACACAAGTAAACTATGAGTTTTGTAGTAGCCGCATCAGCTGTTGTATCCGCCGGGATGGGGGTGTATAAAGCTGTACAGGGTAAAAAAGCTGCTAATGCAGCGAAAATTGAAGCAGATAAAGCTAGGATAGAGATGGAGAAGCATAAGGAGGCTTTTGCAGCTTTAGATACTAGTAACCCATACTCAAATGTTATGGAGGATTTAACGGTGAATACACAAGCAGCAGAATTTGGAAAACAAGAAAGCATGCAAAACCAAGCTAATATCATGCAGAAGATGCGTGGAGCTGCTGGTGGTTCTGGTATCGCCGCTCTAGCCCAGACTCTAGCTAATAGAGGATCTTTGGATGCTCAGCAGCGATCAGCTAGTATTGGAGCACAAGAAGCCGCTAATCAGAAAGCAAAAGCTACAGACGCTGCTAGGGTTCAAGAGGGCGACGTTATGAGTAGAAACATGGAGTTTGATAAAACCCAAGGGCTTATGGCTCTTTCTGCTGGAGATGTATCCGCCGCTAACGCTTTACAGCAGCAAGGTATGCAGTCTATGATGGATGGGGTCGAACAAGCTGGCACTGGGATTATGGAGGCAGGAACTAGTATTCACGACGAGCTCAACAAGCCCCTAAAAAAGACGAAATAATGGCAGTAAACTATGGGTTAGATAGCAGTACACTAAGCGCGGTCCGTGAGGCTGGGTTAGGAGGGGAAGCTGCAGAGCGCTTGCAAAAAGCTACGGTAGCAGACACTATAAGTGACGCGGCTACAGGTGTAAGAGATCAAGTAATAGAAAGACGAGAGGACGCTGAAGCTAGAGAAGAAGCTTGGGATGTGGGGTTCGATGAAATGGGCGATCGTGGGTCGTGGGCTTCAGGTGAACTATT